TTTATATTTAAATGGAACTGATGTTGTAGATTCTAACATTGGAAAATTATCTAATGATGCAGCTCCACAATTATCTGCAAATTTAGATACTAATGCAAAAAATATTATTATTGATTCTACATATGGAATTATAGATGAAAATGCTAACGAACAAATTAAATTTTCAACAACTGCATCAGCTACAAATGAAATTACAATAGCAAATGCTGCAGCTGGAAATTCTCCAGTTATTTCTGCAACAGGTGGAGATACAAACGTTGGATTAACATTAACTCCAAAAGGTGATCTTGGAAGAATTACATTAAATGGTGAATCAAAAGTATTTGGTATTTTTGAAGGTGCAACAATTTCTACAACTTTCATAACATCATTTACATATGATACACTTACACAAGCTGTTTATTTTCAAAATGTTAACTTAGGTGCAAACTTTACAGTTAATTTAAGAGGAAATTCTTCAACTGCATTAAACGCGGCTTTAAATACCGGTGAATCTGCAACAGTTGCATTAATTACAAAACAAGGCAACACAACATATTACAATACATCTGTTTTAGTTGATGGCACATCTACAAACGTTACAGTCGTTTGGCAGGGTGGTACAGCCCCAACAGCTGGAAATACTTCATCTAATGATGTTTATTCTTACACAGCTCTTAAAACAGCAGCATCAACATACACAGTACTAGCAGCATTAACGCAATTTAAATAAGGAGAAGAAAGAATGCCTTTAAACTCAACACGTGGAGCTGGATCAGCAAAAGGATTTGGATTTACAGCTGGAAAAAACCCACCGATAGATGTAGATTATTTAGTAATAGCAGGTGGTGCCTCTGGTGGAGCTGGTCAAGAAGGTGGTGGAGGTGGTGGAGCTGGAGGTTACAGAACATCTTTTCCAGGTGGAACAAAAATTACTTTAGAAACAGGTTCAACAGTACCAATTACAGTTGGAGGTGGAGGAGCTGCTATTCCTTCAGGAAGTCCAACACGAACACGAGGAAATAATGGAAGTGATTCAATATTTAGCACAATTACCTCAACAGGTGGAGGAGGTGGTGGTGCCCATGACTCAGTACCAGCTAATGCTGGCGGTTCAGGTGGAGGAAATGCATCTCCTTCTCCTGGTTTTGGAGCAGGAAATTCTCCTCCAACAAGTCCTCCTCAAGGAAATAATGGTGGAGATAGCACAAGTGCTACTTTTATGGGAGGTGGAGGTGGCGCAGGAGAAGCTGGCGACACTGACGGTGATTCTTATGGTGGAGATGGTGCTGCTTCTTCAATAACAGGTTCTTCAGTTACAAGAGCAGGTGGAGGTGGAGCATATCGAGGTGGTCCTGGAGGAGATGGCGGCGGTGGCGCAGGTGCACCTCAAGGAGGAGCTGGAACTGCTGGAACAATTAATACAGGTAGTGGTGGAGGATCTAACGGTAGCCCTAACCAAGCTAGTGGAGGTGGAGGATCAGGTATTGTTATTATAAGAGCTCCGGGAGCAAGTGGACCAAGATTTTCAGTATCTCCAGGAACTAATACTAAAACAACGAGCCCAGCTCCAGATGGAGCCGCTACAATATTAACATTTACAGTTAATGGAAATATAACATTATCATAATATGGCTCATTTTGCAGAATTAGATATTAATAACAAAGTTCTACGAGTAAACGTAGCATGTAATATAGATATTCAAAACAATGGGGGAGAACAGTCTGAACAAGCAGCAGAACATTTTAAAACAGTATCTCCATTATCTGAAAACGGTGTAAAATGGGTTCAAACATCTTACAATAATAATTTTAGAAAACAATATGCTGCGATAAATTACACTTATGATTCGATAAAAGATAAATTTATAAGACCTCAACCTTATCAATCTTGGAGTTTAGATAATAATGATGATTGGCAAGCTCCAATATCTTGTCCAATAACTTATACATTAAATTTAACAAATTTAGATGGAACTCCAAAACAAGACCCTTATATTTGGAACGAAGTTAATCAATCTTGGGATCTACAATCAATTTCTTAAGTCTAGCTCTTAATTTTCCGATCATAATTGAATATTCTTCATTAATCTTAATTAATGTTTCTATATGCAATTCATGTTTTTCAATTCGATCTAATAATTCTTTATTAAGTTCTACTTCAGATTTCTTAACCATTTTTTCCATCTGAAGATTAGATTCTAATTCTTTTATTTTATCTTCTAAATTCATTTTTTAAACGAAGAGGGTAAACCTAAATGTGGTCTTCTATCAAATAGATTTTCCTTTGATCCTTTCGTTGCTTCATTATTATAATGCAAAAACACTTGACCACAATTTTCACCTTGAAACACGTCTCTCCAATGTTCTAATAAATTTCCTCTGTAGACTAACATATCACCAGATTTTAAATCAACTTTTATTCCTTTTGGTGCATTAGGTTTTACTGAGTTCTGTTTTTCATTTATTACATTATCTGCACCCGTTGGATCTAAATAAATTGGCCAAGGATCCCCTCCTAAATTTAGAGTTGTAGATATTTCACAACTAAATCTATCTTTATGACGTTTTAGTATATCTCCTTTTTTATAAATACGGGCATACGAATAATTAGGTGTTAATTTTAAACCAGTTAACTTTTGCAGGATAGGATGAACTTTAACAAGTAAAGTTTCCATAGCTATATCTCCATAATGAGAATAGGTGTTAGGTACTTGTTGATCGGTCCATACACCAAAGTATTCGGTAAAAGGTGATATGAAACGAGTGTCAAATAAAGTTTGAGCAACTCTTCTTTTAAGTAAAAAGTATTTATAAATAAAATCAGCCATTTCTTCAGAGATAGCTTTTTCTATAATTATATATTTCTTTTTTTTAAAACTCATTTTATTATAATATTTAATATCATTTTTTAATCTTTTGTAAATTAAAAATAATTAAAATTTATGTTTTAGTTTCATAATTTATTTATAAGGATATCCTAAATTCCAAATTACAAGTGAGTATCTAATTCCTTTAGTTACTGGTCTAACTCTATGCCACACAAAACTAGGAAACACGACTATAGATCCTCTTGGTAAAATTTCTAAACATTTTTTAATGTTTTGTTTTTTTGTTGCTTCTGGATTATTAAAATTAAATTCAAGTTCTCCTCCTTTATAATCTTTTGGGTCAGATAAAGAACATGTAACAGATAATTTCCTTATTTTTCCATGGAAGTTTAAATTTTCTGGATTATTATATGGAGTGTCCCAAGAATCACAATGCCAATCATAATATTGTTCTTTAGAATATTTTGTGAACTGGCAAGATTCAGACCAATTCCATTCAAAATTCCAACCTGCTGATTTATTAGCTTGATTTACATAAGGCTGAATTTGATCATATATCCAACGATCATTCATCCATACTATATTAGAATTTCTTTTTTTCTTTAAATCTTTTGTTTCTTTTTTTGTAAGGGGATTTAATTTAAGATTTCTTTTACTCTCTATATTTCCTGTAAGAGCTATTTGTTCTTGATTTTTTTTTCCATAAGCAATAAGTTCATCACAAAATTTAGGTGACAAAACAGATTTAAAATACCAATAATAATTTTGTAAATTCATACTTTTTATGTATAAGGATATATATCTATTTTAAGTATTTTTGTCTAGTAAGTATGAACATTAAATTTGTAAATGAATGCCTTATAAATGTTTTATGGCATGAAAATAGTAGCTATCAAGTAGAAGGTTTATTAAAACAATCTAATCAATACTATAAATTTGATATTAGAAATTTAAATGATTTTCCAGAAGATAAAAAAGGTAAACTTATTAATTCTAAAAGTCAGGCAGATAAAGTCTTATTTGAAGACGATATAAATTGGATATTAGTAGATACTCAAGAATTGATTAAACACATGAAAGAATTCAATTTAAAAGAAGTAAAATTAGAAGAATTGATTAAAAGCATAGAATGGAATATAGTGCTTCCAAAAAAGTAGTGCATTTACTAATATAATCTATATAAAGGAAGGCTTATGCCTTTACAGAAGATACAATTTAAGCCTGGATTTAATAAACAACAAACTGCAACCGGAGCCGAAGGGCAATGGATTGATGGTGATAATATTAGATTTAGGTATGGTGAACCACAAAAGATAGGTGGATTCCAGCAACTCGTTGCTAGCACCTTGGCAGGTCCAGCGCGTGACCAGCATACTTGGACTGCATTAGATGGTAAAAAATATGCAGCAATAGGAACTTCTAAAATATTAGCTATTTATTATGAACAAGATTTTTTTGATATTACACCACTTGGAACAGCTTTAACATCTTGCACCTATACATCAACAACTGGATCAGCAACAGTTACGATTAATAAAGTAGCACACGGATTAGAAGTTGGAGATTATATTATCTTTACAAGTGTTACAACTCCAGGACCTACTACAACAAGTTATACATCCGCAGATTTTACAACTAATACTTTTGAAGTTAAAACAGTTCCAACATCAGGAACTTTTACAGTTACAATGCCATCTAATGAGACAGGCACTGGTGTTACTGCAGGTGGATCTTTAACAACAACTCCTTATATTGAAATAGGGCCTACGTTTCAAACTCCTGCATTTGGTTACGGTACAGGATATTGGGGTGGAACAATTCCAACTTCAGTTACAACTTTATTAAATGGAGCAATTGATAATTCTCAAACAACTATTACAGTAGATTCAACTGCTGCATTTCCAACAACTGGAAGAATAGATATTGACACAGAACTAATTACTTATACTGGAAAAACTGCAACAGATTTTACAGGTTGTGTTAGAGGTGCAAACGGATCAACAGCTACATCTCATTTAGATAATGCGATAGTAACTAATGCAACAAGTTGGGTTGATTGGGGAGAAGAATCAAATACTGTAGGTGTTACACTTGCACCAGGTTCCTGGTCACTTGATAACTATGGACAAATTCTAGTCGCTACAGTTAAGAATGGATCAACTTATACTTGGGATCCATCTGCTGCAGGAAGATTAAGTGTAAGAGCTACGATAGTTTCTAATGCTCCAACAACTTCAATTTGTTCTGTTGTATCAGATAGAGACAGACATTTATTTTTATTTGGAACAGAAACTACAATTGGAGATCCATCAACTCAAGATCCAATGCTTATAAGATTTTCAAATCAAGAAGATATTAATACTTGGAATCCAACAGTTACAAACACTGCGGGTACATTTAGACTAGATACTGGAAACGAAATTATCGGAGCACTACAAGGTAAAGATTATATTTTAGTTTTAACAGACCAAGCAGCTTATACAATTCAGTTTGTTGGACCACCCTTTACATTTTCAATTAGACAAGTTGGTACGAACTGTGGATGCATTGGTCAACATGCAATGGTATACGCACAGGGCGCTGTATTTTGGATGGGATTTGGAGGAGGTTTTTTTGCATTTGATGGAACGGTAAAACAATTACCCTCACTCGTTGAAGACTTTGTATTTACAAATATTGGAGATAATTTAGGTATTAACTATGATGCAAGTCAAATAACTTATGCATATCATAATTCTTTATATAATGAAGTAGGTTGGAATTATTCAAAAGCAGGATCGACTCAAGTAGATAGAAATGTAGTTTATAACTTTGTTGAAAATACTTGGTCAGTTGGAACATTAGCTAGAACAACTTATAATGATGCCGTTACTTTTGATTTACCTTATGCAACACAATATATCACAAATGGTACACCAACGTTTCCTACTATTAATGGTGTAACTAATACTTATGGTTCATCTAAATACTGGGCACAAGAAACGGGTGTTAATGAAGTAGATGCAAGTGGCAATGCAACAGCTATTGCTGCTTATATTAAATCTGGAGATTATGACATATCAGAACAAGGTTTAGGTGGAGATGGTCAGTTAATTATGCGTGTTAAAAGATTTATTCCGGACTTTAAAAGCTTAGAAGGCAATGCAAAAATAACTTTATTCTTTAGAGATTATCCAGCAAATAGTGAATCAACACCTTCTACAACACCGCCATTAATTACTGGACCTTTTACAATTACATCATCAACTGATAAGGTAGATACGCGCGTACGAGGAAGACAGGTAAGTTTAAAAATTGAAAACGATGCAGTTAATGAAACTTGGAGGTATGGAACTTTGAGATTAGATATTGAAGCAGGCGGAAGAAGATAATGGCAAAAATTACAGCTTATATACCAGAACCAACGGACACTTATGATGTTAATAATCAAAGACAAATACTTGAATCACTTAATACAATTAAGAATCAACTTAACTTTGGATATCAACAAGATTTAATTAACGAACAAGCAGCGATGCTACAATTTATGTATGGAAATCAAAATGGATTTGGATGTGATACAGGTACCCCATCTAATC